GCTACCATGAGCTAATGTCCCACTAGGGGACCAGGCTACCCACCCCGGCGGTGGTAAAGCCTCATGGCCCGGTCGTCCTGTTGTTCTGGCAACAACCCCGCGACGATCGACAAACTAATTCATTACCTCCGTAGTCCTACTTGCGCTCCCTAATGAGGTTACTTCCCGATTACGTCAGGAGATTCGCCTCATCAAGTACCCCTGTATTAGGGCACAACGCTCGCCGGTCCACACTGGCTTCCGAATCTCAGGAAGACTTACAGCCCATGTCTGGGCCCAGTTTACAGCGGACAAGGTTTACGTAACGCGTGACGTTCGGAAAACACCGTACGGTCTCACTTCAAAGTCTGCCGAACACAACCGGCCAGAGACGCTTAGGTCTCACTCACTCTCTTCGACTGATGGCCAGCGAATCAAAGGCCTGACGCCATTGATCCAACTTCATCAGACCCACCCCTTCTTCCTCCGTCTCAAACTCCTCTGGAAGGAGAAAGAAAACGGGCGCCTTTCTGCGAAGGGCGCATAACTTCGGAACTTTTGAGCCGACATAACTCAGAAAGCTCTTACAGGGGACTCCCCTGTAACAGTAAGACCGACGTATTTTCCCGCAGGACGGAGAATATACGTCTCTCTTCAAACCTCCCATCCTCCCTTGGCTCCAAAAGAAGCTTCGAAGTGCTTCGACCTCCAAGGGTGTCGCATCTCTTCCAACGATGCGACGCAGTGATGCAGGGACTGACACCTCTAAAGGATCAGCCGGAAGGTCAGTATAAGTTCTACTGACCCGCATCTGTCTCTCTCTCAAATGAGAGGCATAGGATATATGTCCTAACTGGGATGGAAGGAATCCCCACCGTCTTCCGATCCGCGTGCGTGAGTACGCGTCCATCATCTTGGGATCGATTGCACAGGCCTTCGCCATGTGCATCATCCCAGGATAGTCGGAGACGGCTCCTACTCTGCGTGGGTGACGTACTTCACGCCACCTCCCCCTGCTTTTTAGGAACACTGTCGAGTTGACCTCGGCAACATTCTTGCTCACGGTTGTCTTCGTGGCGTTGAGTCGGTATCCGTAAGGATAGTCCTGCACGCCAAGACCCTTGCTAGCAGAGACCAGGCAGTCATCTCCGTTAACAAGGAACCGTGAGTCCTCACACTCACGCGCAGCCCAGGAGGCTGCGCAGTAAGAATGAAGGCAGAGAAGGGGGAAACACATGTAGGACCCCATATTCTGTCCGTGTCTGACTCTCCTCAACTGTCCATCCTCGCACCGAAAGATCGGAGTAAGAGAAGCCTTCGCCAAACGTCGAAGGCTACGAGGAATCTTCACAGAAGTGAAGAAAAGACAGTCAAGGATGGCATTGCTCACTTCGTGAGCAAGGCCGTCGCTTGCAGATATGAGATCTACCGAAGTTTGGATCTCATTGACACAGACAGAATTGATCCGTTCATTGGTCGGAGGACCAACAAGGAGCCAATCAGTGGAACGCGCCATATGATCATAGACCATACGGTGCATCGGAGCTAGAAGGTCAACGTCCTCATCAAAGATGAGGAGGGGGCGCTTCTTTCCAGCTGACTGGACTTCCTTGTAACGACATGACATCAAGTCCATACCTATGGACTCGTCTCTGCATTTCGTTATGAACTCTTCACGTCGCCCGGCCCAGAGGTGGTCGGCCCTTGAACGCAAGGGTTTACGCGCGGTAGGATTAGGCAAATGACCGCCGACGTACGAGTCATAATGCTTATCCCACCCAGACGTGAAGATACGAGTACAAACACGCCGGACGTGCTGGAGATACTCGGGATCAACGGGGGGGGGTTGAGAACATGCGTTCGTTTCCCAAGACGAACGCACGGACGGAGTGTGCGTGCGGCAACCCGATGGCAGGTTGCGCTTTATTGAAGCCACGCTGAGAGCTAGCTCCCAGCGGGCCCTACGCCCAAGTCTCTGCAGGTAACAGAGACCGTCCTTTCCTCGAACCTGACGGCGAGGAAATACAACAGAGGCCCGCTCCTTGCCCTGTTGTAGAAGAAAGAGGTGGAAACGACCGAGAGATGAAGGGCTACAGTCCGGTAGTTCAGAATACGGTAAACCGTACCTGACCCGAAGCAACTGTAGCCCGTTGTGAATCGTCTCCTTGGTTTGGCGCTCGCTCAGTGAGCAAGCACCGCACCGCTTAACCTCTAAACCGCTGGCGGATTTATTAGAGGGTCCCTTAACGCGGGACAAACGGCTACGCGCATGTTGGCGCACGATTCTCTGCACTGGAACGCCGGAAGGCACAGTAAGCAGCGAAGTTTCCATAGC